AAAATTTTATCTCCCTCTGCAAATGGTGGAGTAATAAATCCATCAATTGGAGGAGTGCTCAATTCTAAAGTTACCGTACCACTACTATAATCAAGAATTCTTTCTACTTGAATACCATTACTATTTCTAATCGGAACTATTTTATGCTTAACAGAATCCAATCCTCTTGGTTCTGAGACTATATTGATACTAATTATTGTATTTCCAGCAAATTGTGACTCCAAACTATAAAGGTCTGGATTAATCTTTTCATTGGTATATGTATTTACAATAATCAAATCTGGTGGAGAAAGATAATTTCTACCACCATCAAGCACTTGAATTGATTCAATCTTATCGGTTCCAGTTAAAGTAAGTAATGATGATATATTTGCTTTTGGTCTCAGTGTTTTATCAGAAGCGTATTCAAAACCTTCATTAACAATTCTAAAATTACTTAGTTTACCAATAGTAGACGTTGTTGGTCTAATAATGGCATTTGATCCAACACTATCAGCGGTTCCAGCAGAAAGACCACTAATAACTGGTAGTCTAGAATAATTTGATCCTGGAGAAACAACACTAATGTTTGCAATAGGTCCTGATGCGGTTCTTGAGTTAGTTTTATATTTTAGTGTATCAACCTCGGTTAAACTATATGACAATCTTTCTGGAACAACTGATGGTGAAATATTAAATGTCGTTGCACCTATTCCAAAAACTTTGTAAGAACCAGTATACTTGCTGCCAATGTATTCTATTTCGGAATAATTTAAAACATCTGTATCTGGTTGAATTGAAGAACCATCTTTTTCAAAAGAATAGTATAGTCTTGTGGGAAGATTATTATTATAAGTGATAGTATATGAGGAAGAAATTCCACTAGTTAAAACATTTTCTACAACAGAGAATGTTGTTGTTGAACCAGTAGAAACAAACTCATTACTTAACTTTCTATCGTAGTAGAACTTAAACTGATAGTCACTGAGAGAAGTGTCGGAAACATTGAAAACAATATTATTATTTTTAACTACGTTAATCTTTGGATTTAATAGGCTAATTTCATGTCCAGCACCACCAGTGCTTGCAATACTAACAATAATTGGTGGATTCGAAGTAGTGTCATTATAAGTTTTTGATAACTTGAAGTTATTATCATCAACACGATAGATAAAATATCCACTGGTTGACAATCCACTTGCTACCAAATCTGATGAGTCATAAAATACCTTTTCACCGGTTAAGTAACCATGGTTGTTGATATTAATCGAATTTTCTAAAGTATCGATTTTATCTGAACCAAATCCAACTGTATTAACAAGAATTTTCTTGTAAATTGAATTGTATTTGATGTTTACACTATCTGAAGAACCGACACCAATATTTAAAGATGGTTTAACATCCAACTCAATGGTATCACCTGTAGAAAGATTATGGTACGTTGATACCGAAACTTGAGTTTTAATTTTCTGAATATCTGCAGTTACTTCATTGAATTTAGTTTCAAATGAATATTCTGGACTATTTGTTAATGGAACAGTGTTTATAAAGAATAAACCATCGGTAGAGGTAGTCAAACCAACTTGTGTAGTAATTCCAATATAATCCTTTCCTTTATTAATAATATAAAGAGTCTGGTCTGTTCCATTTACTGGTATTGTAAATTGGTTACTACCAACTTCAGTTCTTACTGTAAGACCATTAAATCCGCCTGGAATTCTAAATTGAACTTCTTGATTTGTTTTAAATGGATGATTGGGAATATAAATTGATTGTGCGGGTACAGAAACGTTCTTTAGTGACTTTCCAACGTAGTAATTAATATCTACATCTGTTCCAGTTTGAATACCAACACCAAGAGATTCATTGGGATTGAAATAAATTTTATAGTTTTTAGTTGAATCTAGATAATCAGATTTTAATGGTATTAAGAATGAATCATTCTTTAACTCAACTATATCTGCAAATGTATGTCCAATTCCAGGAACACCTCTTCTAACACGCAAAACATTTTCTTCTGCAAATACATTTAGTACAGAACAAATTTCAGTTCCAATTCCAATAGAACTTCCACTACCAACAGTTGGAATTATTGATGAGATGTAGATATCCGTTGTTACACCAGAGTTTGCTTCTACAATATCAGTCAAACGTGTAAAGTAAGAGCTAATGCCAATGACATGTGAATCTGTCAGTTTATTGACAAATGTAGAAATTCCAGATACCTGAACTCTATCACCATCTAAAAGTTCATGTATTTCATTTGTATGAACTCTTATTTGATCATTATTTTCTCTAGTTACTACAGAATCTTCATACTTAACATATTGAGTACTTAAAGATAAAATATTTTTACCTTCAATTTTTGAAACTTCCGCTTCAGAACCACCTCCACCAGAAGAACCAACATTAAACTCTAACGAGTTTCCTACTTTATAATCTTGCCCAGAGTTTAAAATAACAAAACCGTCTACAGAACCCTTTGTTACAGATTCAACTTTTGTAGTTTGATTAATTGGGGAGTTTGACTCAAATAAGAAGTCACTTCCAGAATATGGTTTTCCAGTTCTATGTGGGAAAGTATTTCTAACAAGAGATGAATTGTTGAAATCAAATGTTTGATCAAGAATTATATTGGAAACTTTTGACCTATAAGTATCGCCAATAAAATATGGGAATTTTGGATCTAATTTTCCTGTCGTTGTATTTGTTGAAACACCAACATAGTATGCATATACACCATTTGGAAATTCTGGAGTTTTTGCATATCTTCCATTATGAATATCCAAGTCTCCGCTATCATTAAACCTATAATCCTCTACAAAATAACCTAATTCAAAAGTGTCCAATGATGGTCTATTTTTAATATTACTTGCATCTTCAATATAACCAGTTTCTAAACGTTTTGTTGGTGAGTTATCATCTTTTGGATCGGAGAATCCATATGGACCATAAATTGGATTACCATCATTTGCCCATCCAATAACTTTAGAGTGCTCGTCTTCCGTATTTGAATCTAAGAAAGAAGTTCCATCACGATCAGTTGAGTATCCAACAACTGCATAAGAAAGATCATCTTCGTACTCTACTAGTAATTCATCCGAGAATCTCTTCAGATTATTTACATTTAAATATCTGACGTTTGATTCTAAGACAACATTTCTTCCAGGTGGTTTTACTTTAATAGTGGTTGAACCTTCAACATATCCAGTTCCTTCATTAATGATGATGACATCGACTATTTTTCCATTTTTAACAACTGCTCTTAATTTTGCACCAACACCATCACCAACGACTTCTAAATCTGGAGCAGCATCGTAGAATACTCCGCCATTTAAAACATTAACGGCAATGAGTCTTCCTCTCTTAATAATTGCTTTTAACTGTCCACTCTGTCCAGTTTTAACAGTAACAACTGGGTTTCTGTGGAAGTTTAGAATATTGGAACCATAATCAGAACCACTCTCATAAACATAGGTATCAATAATTTCTCCCCTAACTATTGGAGTTGCAATAATAGTACTAGCTGCTCCACTAGAACCAGCAGTCAGTTCTGCATTAATTACAACTTCAATTGGTGGATATTCAAATATTTGATATCCTTCACCACTAGTTGAACCAAAACTTACATAATTTCTTCTTTCATAATCTGTTGTTGCTGCACCAACTGCTTCAGCAAGTTGGAACTTGGAATCATCAAGTTTTAAGATTCTATATTGAGATGTACTTGAAAGACCAGAAACGGCAGAAGTTTCAAAAGAATAATTAATTAAATCACCATCATTAAATCCATGATTTATGAAATTAATAGTATCATAAATCGTAGAAATTCCTGTTGGTTTTACTCTTAGTTTTCTATTTTCATATCCAGAACCAGGATTTATGACTTTAATTTCAGAAATCACGTTCTGTTCATCATAGGTTCTAAACTTATGAATACCTCCAGTATTAACAGTGGTAAAACCAACAGTATTAATACCAGCAGTGTAGTCCTCAAGACTTCTGTATAGATAAACGGATTTTGTATTGATAATCTGTGGATAGTAAATACCACCGTTAGATAAAAACTCATCTTGAGATGTATTTGAACCATCAAAAGAACCAATTCCTAGTGGTTCATTGCCATTTGAACTATAGACGATTCTTTGCCCATCAATAAGACTATGAAAATCTTCAAAGGTTAGAGTATCGTTGGTGATATCAATACCACCAGTCGCGGCAACACCAACTCTTGATGCATTAAATTCAATATCTCTAAATTGACGTGATATTACTGTTTCAAGAGTAGCACCACTTCCATTACCACCAGTTACAACAGTTGATAATACCCTATTAATATTGAAGTTTTGTGGATCAACTAAAACTTCTTTAACAGATCCACGAACAACTGCTTGAGCATGTGCAGTGGTTCCGCTGCTTACGGAGGGACTTGAAACACTAATTGTGGGTGGATTAATTACATCATAATCTGTTCCACCATTTAGAACTTTAATGTTCTCAAGAGGACCATAATAAACTCTATCATTTGATTTATAGTTGTGTATTTCAACACCATTAATTAAAACTCCAGTTGGTCCTGGAATTGTTGGTGTATCTGTTCCAGATTGAATATTTGGAATCAGAGGTATTTTTGTTAGTGATTTTTTAGCTTTTAAATTTCTCTCGTAGTGTTGCTTTAAAGTAAATACGTGTTCAGTATTGGATGTGAAAACGGTTCTATCAAATTCAACTTGTTGAGATGTTCCAATAAAAGAGCGTGCATTAAACAGTTTAATTCTATTTTTTCTTACTGGATTAGTATCTCTAATGACTTCAACATAGTATGTTCTACCAAATACTAAACCAACAATAGGATCGTTATTGCCACTATAAATTACGGCATCACCAGTTATGAATGGAACATCATTTGCAAATGATAAAATTGAATATTTTCCAGTGGTCGAAACAAATCCTTGATAGACATCATTGAGATTAGTTGAAGGTGTTATCGCAACAGAAGTCTTTGATATATTTTTTGTTATCTGATATTCTGGAAGAGAGTTTGATGCAACATACATACTCTCATCTTTTTCAAGATAAGTATTTTGAACGTTTGATAAAATTTGATTTGATTCTAATTGAACACCACTTGATGTCGTATAATCAAATTTCTTTCTTATACTTAATTGTCTATTAGATGCTACGGTAACATTCTTGTTTAATTGAACATCTTTTAGATTAACAACGTTGACAGTTGCATCTGCAACAACAATGTTCTCGGCATTTCTATCGAGAATATCAACAATATCTCCGACCTTTAAACTTGATTTATCTGGAGTTTCGAATAATGTTACGGTGTTGTTATTAAAACTACTAATTTCGTATCTTGTTCTTGTATTATAAATCCAGGTGTTAAAAGCAAATTGTTTATAATTTTCATTATTATTTCTAATACTTTCGCCAAGATTTTTTACTGATATTAAATCATCTTCAAAAAGAAGATCATATTGTTCTTTATCTTCAATATCTGACATAACGCCAGTAACTCTAAGAACAACTCTCTTAGAGGTATCACCATTTTCATAACCATAAATTGTATCTGTATTCGAATAAACTAAATCCTTTGCAGAAATTGTATTTGTTACTCCATTACATCCAAAAAACTGATTTACACTCTTATCAGTATATTCAATTACATTATCACCCACTGTGAGAATACCAGTTTGACCAAAACCAACCGTACTATCAACAGTAATTACTGAAGAACCTACAGAGACATTATCTGCTACTAAACTATTTGGTGTAATATTAAAAGTTCCTTCAATCAGACTTCTTTCATTATATCCAGAGAAAAGTTGAATCTTATAAAAGGTTTTATTATTTCTTGTAATAATCTCAACTTCGGATACTGGACCAGTTGCAGTATCTGTAAAGTTGCTGATCATCTGACCAACCAGATTATTAGGATCACCAGAAATTACCTCTGTTACGAGGACTCTTCTGCGGATGAATTCTGCACTTGATGGTTTTAATAAGAAATCTTCAAGGTTTATAACTTTTGGAACCTGATCATAAAGAATTGCAAACAGAATTCTAAATGCCTCTTCCGTACCTTTACTTTGGTAAAAATTACGAATCTGTTTTATAAAATTATTAACGTCTAGATTACTTACAAAATCAACTTCCTCGAATCCAGGTGCAAGTAAATACTTTAGTTTGCGATAAAATTCCTTTAAAAATAATGAACTCAAATTTATGATTTGTTCGCCGCTAGAATGTGATTCTGCGGTCGATGAAGTAAATACTAGTTCTTCTGGATTTAAGGTATCTCTATATGACGTGATTCCACTAAAACCACGAATACAACCAGTGAATGTATTTGTTGTAATGCCCGTGTAACTGATGACCTCATCACCAAGTTTTACAAGACCATACTGTTTTGGAAAACCATTAGTTGTTGTTACATTGATGGTTGTATCCGATGACGTTACGTCAGATGTAATCGTTACGTGATCATTGAGAATATCTGGCGTAAGATTATTCAGACTTAGATACTGGTCTAAGTTTTCGACAAGATCAATCGGTCCTCCCTGAAATTCCTGTGAAACATAATATTGCTTCAGGAAATCTACAGATTTAGGACTTTCGGATAGTAAAAATTCTGGTAATTGATTATCAATGACTTGTTGGACTTTTACCCGAGCATCAAAACCAGTTGTAATCATATTTCCTCTCTATTACCTTGTTATTTTGCCGTTTGAATAACTTGATTTCACTGGGAAATTGACTCCAGAAATTTGTTCTCCGGAGACAATTGTATCCTTTACCATATTTATAGTGCTTTTGGTGACGTCAAAGACCAAATATAAATCTCTTAGACCGATAACATCATTTGATTCTGGTATTGCCTGAATCTCAATAATATTATCGGGAAGATCTGTGGATATGATATTAATTGTATTGATAATAATTTCTCCCTTCCTATAATCCACAGTTCCAATAGACTTTTTAACAACCTCGAATGTATCTGGATCCAAAGTTGGTTTGACGATTGACAAGATACCAATATCACTGTCTGCCGAAGGAACATCCAAGAAGTACACAGTTTCCGATTCACCAGCAACTTTAAATCCAGTACTCTTGATATTGTATCCCGTTAACGTCTTATGAAAACGATTGCCAAAACAGATTTCGTACTGTGCAAATGTATTTGTAATGCAGTTGATATTTCTCCTCATCTTCACTCTAGTGATATTAGAGATAATTGAAGTATCAACATTATCAATAATTTGTTGTACTTTACTATATTTGAATCTTCCACCAAACTTATTCATATCGGTGGTTTTTGAATGTTTGGATAGTGTAGTAATCACATTGGTTCTAAGTGATGCAATGTCAGTAATTTTGGATGCATCATAGTAAATATCACTATCAATCTCAACAAATAGTAGTTTTAGATCCGTAAGTTCTTGCTTAACACCAGATACGGTGTACTGTTTTAAATCATTAAGGATTTGATTTTTTGCAAAATCAGATATTGAAAATCCATTCTTTGGTTTAATGCTGATAATAACCTTTCCAAATTCTGGTGGATCTAACTCTTCTCCACCAACAACGGATACGGATTCAGTGCTCGGGAATATCTGTGGTATAATTGCCTCATAGTCACGTGCAGTCACGGCACGGTACTGTGAAGAATACACTCTGGGTGCAAAGTACTTAATAGAGTCTATTGCCTCTATGTCGCCTCCTCCGGTGGATGCCTGAGTCGTTGTTACTGATACTGCACTTGATGGTGCGATTAAAATTCCATTACTATCAGTCGTTGTTCCAGCATATGAGAATAGAGAAGGACCATTTCCATCAGGACCGTCCGTAACAATATAAGTTACGGTGATTGTCTCACCAGTTGGAATCTTTTTACCGATGACACCATCACCAAAGAGAAGTTCATATTTCTCATCGGCAACTTCTTGAATCAAATAGATTTCAGAGTCTTTATTGATTGTAATGATATTATCAATCTGCTTGTATTCGCGAGTACCGACTCTTACGACAATCGTCGAAGTATCAATATTCGAATTGTTTAGAATAAATCTTTGGTCTTGTGAATTATCAACAACGAATTCTTTCGTTAAAAATGTTCCTTGATAAACCTCAAGATCTGTGAATGATGCCTGATTATTGACAATATTTGCCGTTACATCACCAGGTATCGTGAATGTATATTGTGAATTGTCCACTGCACCGACACACACCAGACCTGCCTTTAGAATCAACTGTGATGCCGATGAAGAAGTATCAATGGTGAATGATATCTTTGCCTTTGCGGCACTCTTAGAACGGGGTATATAACCAATATTTCTTGCCAGAGAAACGACATTTTCTCTTAAGGTTGCAGAATCCAAAAAGGATTCATTCACAACCATATTTGAGTTAAATGCCGTGATGTAAGTATTATATGCTAGCGTATCGATTAAAACAGAAAAATTAGACCCCTCAAAGTCAAAATCCGTGAAATCGGAATTTGCACGGAGATAATCTTTGATAGAAGTCTTTATCTGGTCAAAATCTAGATTTGTAAATTTAGTAAAAGGCATTATTTTATCTGGTTGCCTCTAGGATGAATGAAAATTGTTGAGGTGGAACCTCTTGTCCAACAATATTGAATGAGATTGTAATCTCAAAAGCATTCTGATCTGCTCTTGGATCGACATCAACCTGAACATTATCTACTCTTGGTTCATAGTTTTCGATTGCGATTAGAATTTGATTCTCAAGTAAGGATGCAGTACCGAAATCAACAAACTCGAATAGACTATTCTTTACTTCCGAACCAAAAATGGGGTTAAAAAACCTTTCACTGGGAATTGTCTGAACGATATTACGAACAGATTTTTTAATCGCATCGGCATTTTTCAAAACGAGAATATCATTAGTCACTGGATGCCTATCGAATGATAGACTAATATCCTTAAATGCTCTGGATATCCTCTGAACCACGATTTAGATAGGTATTATACTTGTTTTTATTTATACCCCTAGCCAGAAATCTTACCATAGTACGGTTCAGTACCATATTCCCAATCATCATAGTCTTCATCATTACGAATTTTCTCATGAAGTTCGTTTTGTTGAACAAAATCGTGCTTTTTGGGTGTGATATCATCATTTGCGATTTCACGAAGCATCTTTTGATGTTGATGATTTGCCAAATTGTCTAAAAAATCGTGATTTGCACTCATTTCTTGTTCCTTGTAGTAGTCAGTAACGAGTTTTGTGGTCCCCCACATCTCCCTCATGTAGTTCTCGTCTCTATCGACAGGTGATTGTCCCATTTTAGCTCCTGATTTACATGAAATCAGAACTTTTAGAGGGGTTGCTATCCCTTTTTTCTATTTATTTTCCTCTTCTTCACGCTCCTTTGCCGTTTTCCAGTGATATTCTTCTTCACGTCCCATTCCAAGACGCTCATATCCACTCTCGACCTGATAATATTGAGTCGAAACCTTAAAATCTGGCATTTTTGGTTCCTTCGGTGTCAGACTATTATCAAAAATACGAAGTCTATTGTTTGGATACAGTGCATATTGACCATTTTTCAGTTCAATAAGGTTATGTGATTTGTGTTCGGCGGGATTTTCACTCGTTGCCCAGTCGACCATGTCTGGATCACGGTGATAATTATCGATTGTACAGACATATGTACCCTTTTGAATACCGTGATCACGTGTATAACACTCGAAGTCCATCGAACCAATGAATTTTTTATCAATACTTACGACACCATAGTCCATACAGTTCCAGAACTGTAGATTTGGTAGGTTCATGTCTGGGTCTGGTGTCTCTGGACGTGATAAAAAGGCACTGATGGGCAATTTATCATACATTGCCGCATATTCGGGTAGATACGTCTCAAAATAAAAAGCACGCCCAGGTATCGATTTTGCCGATACCCAGACGCCCTTGACGAATTCACCCCATCCACTTTGATGGTCGGTTAGATATTCTTTACGAACCCATACCTCAACCGAAGGTAGATTGGTGATTAAACAACTCATGAGATGTGAAGGTCATTCTTTAACCTATTTAACCTCTTCCTTGCCCACGATATGCCTTTCGTGCTCCATTACGAGACGACGCGGCGTACTTGGTTCCATTACCACAACCCTGTCGTGTTTTCTTTGGCTTTCCTGCCACATAACCACTCTTGTTCAGACCCGTTTTTGCTTTTGCCATTTTCCGTTTTCTCCAATAATAATTGTTTCAATTTCACCCGCTTTGGGTTTTCCAGTCTTGTAATATTCAATGGCAAAGTCTTCCATAAGATTCATGTACTCTTCTTCGGAAAGACCCTTGAAGATGACTTTACCATTTCGTAAAACAGTATAGGTATCCATCAAATTACACGAGTTTTTTCGTGCCCGACTCTAATACGAGGATCGCACCAAATCTCAAAACCTGCCGCAATGGCGTCCAGACAGAAGGATACGTCTTCTCCGCACATGTCCTGTACCTCACCAGATTCAAAGACTTGCATCTTCGGTGCGAACCATGGGTACTTGATACCTTCATCCTCAAACACTCCGTGTTTAATCAGAAGCCATCCAAAACCCGTGTAGTCCACCGTGAAGGGTTTCCGCCTCTTTGCGATACTCTCAAGAGTTTCGTGATTCATTACGCCACCATTGCTTCGGAAATCGTCCTCTTCCAACCAGTGTGCAACGGATGTTGTCTGACCGTCTTCGGTACAGTACCAACCAGCGGCAATGTCCTTCTCCATTAGAACCAATTGCCAGAATTTCTCTGAGTTAAACACGATATCACTATCAATCCATAATTGATAATCGTATTTTAGTTTACCGTCCCATGGTTTCTGGTCGGGTCCTCTCAGTACATTTGCACCCAGACACTTGCATCGTGCAAAATTTACCATTGAACTATAATCTTGCGAGATTTGGATACTTGCTCCTGCCTGTACCAAATCAAAGCACAATTGTACAAAGTTTTTTAGATACGTATAAGAGACTCCTCTACCAGGTAGGCAAAATACAATGCTTTTGCCTTTTACAAGTTCTCTTGCACGATCGTAGTCCCATTCTTGAGTTGTTTCTCTCACGGGCGTTTTTGCCTTTACGGTGAATCCTTTAGCCATAAGAAAGTGTAGTTACATCAGATATCATACAGTACTATGTAGTACTTGTCAATTGCTCTCGGTTACCTCGGTGATGATAATACAATCACCTTCTACCTCCATATTAATTTCCGTGCCCTCGTACCATCCGTACTCGTTCAGTACCCATTCTGGTATCGTAATAAAGTACTCTCCAGTCACTGGATCGACTTCTACGGTCGTGAAATTTTCCTCCGGATTTTTTTGCATTTCATCAATCTTTTCCATTGTTTTTATATAGCGAAAAAAAAATTTATGATGCCTTGTAAATTTAGCTGCCTTTCGTAACACTTTGTAGGTTAGGGTAGTTATGCGTTTTTATAACCGCCCCCATCGCGCCCGCGCTTAAGGGGGCACCAACGCCCCCCACTGCTGCCGTCACGAACGAATGGCGTCAGCGAACGTCTGCCAGGGCGCTCGCCTTGGTGCTCTGGTGAACGGAGCGGGAACCTGCCCCAGTGCGAACACGGGAGGAACCGCCCTTGATACGGTCTGCCCAACGGTTTGCCTTAGCACCATGAGCGATGGGCAGGCGGGTGACCTTGAATTGAACGCCGTTGATGGTGGTGGTGGTCATTGGGTTCGCTTGTGAACTGAAGTTATTATAGGGGCAGGAGGCACCCCCGAAGGGGGAAAGGTGTCCAGTATCAGAACTGGATAGGTTCGGCGGTGGGGGCAGAGATGGCAGCATAATGGGCGGCGCACTCCTCAATGCCCTGGGTTTCCAGGTCGGCGGCAATGCTGTCCAGGATTTCCAGGAGTTGGGCACCGTCAGCGGCACGGTTCAGGAGAGCGGTGGCAAGGTCGCGGGTCATGGTAGGA